ATGAATAAAGGATTAATGAATAAAGTCGCCGTTGTAACAGGCGCAGCGCAAGGTATAGGTCGTGGTATTGCTCTAAGACTGGCTCAGGAAGGTGTACATGTAGCCTTGGTAGATCTGAATGAACAACGACTTAATGAAGTAAAACAGGAAATTGAAAATTTAAAGGTAAAAGCCAGTATTTTTGTTGCTGATATCAGTCAGCGTGATCAGGTGTATGCCAGTATTGAACATGCCGAGCAGTCTTTAGGTGGTTTTGATATTATGATCAATAATGCTGGAATTGCTCAGGTTCAGCCTCTTGATGCAGTGACACCTGAAGAACTGCAAAAAATTAGCGATATTAATATTGGTGGAGTTCTGTGGGGTATTCAGGCCGCAGTTCGAAAATTTAAAGCGCGCCAGCAAAAAGGTAAAATTATTAATGCAGCTTCTATTGCAGGGCATGAAGGTTTTGCCATGTTAGGAGTATATTCGGCAACAAAATTCGCAGTCCGTGCTTTAACTCAGGCCGCAGCCAAGGAATATGCTTCACATGGCATTACGGTAAATGCATATTGTCCGGGAGTAGTGGGCACAGATATGTGGGTAGAAATTGATAAAAGATTCTCTGAAATTACCCATACCCCAATTGGTGAAACATACAAAAAATATGTGAGTGGTATTGCACTAGGGCGTGCACAAATACCTGAAGACGTGGCTGCGCTGGTGGCTTTTTTATCGAGTGAAGATGCCGATTATATTACCGGGCAGGCAATTTTAACAGATGGAGGCATGATCTACCGCTAGTACAATATACACTGTCTAATTTTTAAAAATGTATGAACATAATCAGGCTTCTACTTAAACACATTAAATAATAAAAGGCCTGAGTACATAGAATATAACACTATCTTATTTGTACTCAGGCCTGTATTTCCTTAAGTTTTTTTAAGATGTTTTTGTCAAATTCTGCTGTTTATACATAATATTATCTAGCCACTAGTCCATTGAAATACTAAAAGTTATCACTATATATGACCTATAGTTTTTTAAATTTTCGCCTATGTGTGCCAATTTTAAACCTGTTACGCGTGTTCAGGTGCATAAACTTCAGTTACCGGATATTCCTTTCGATTATCTCGAAGAAGTGTATCCAGCATATGATTTGCCTTTACTATTCAAGTCAGAATATGGCTTGGAATGGCGTAGCGTAATGTTCGGACTGGTGCCAAAGTGGGCTCAGGATAAAAGTTCGGCTAAACGGACCTATAATGCCCGAAATGAAACTTTATTTGAAAAGCCAAGTTTCCAGGAGGCTGCATTTAAAGGTAAGTTTGGAGTTATTCCGGTGACCGAATTTTATGAAGCAAAATATATTGATGGTAAGGCTCAGCGTTGGGGAGTACGACGCAAAGATGGCCAAGGCTTTTTCATTGCTGCCATTTATGAAATCTGTAAAATCAATGATGAAGTGATTCGCTCAGCCAGCATGATCACGATGGATGCAATTCAACATCGTGCATGTAAGTAGATGTATTTAAATAATAATTATTGTAGAGATTGCCTTCTTACTCACTATCTTACTCACAATTAATTTTGTTGTGAAAAAAAGGCCGCTAAATGCGACCAGTTTCTTCTTTCTTATTTTATGCATTTAGCGAACCTATATTACCACCTTCTGTTTTTAGAATACACTCCAAAACATAGCTGTTCAGCCAGTAGTTTTTTCGGCCATCTTTATAAGGTTGCTGAATGCGTCCATCGTTAATCCGAGCATAAAGTTCTTTCTCAGATATATTCATACGGAGAGCAAACTCGCTTGTTGAGATTCGGCGCTCGGTATATGTCAAATCAAATGCAATACCCATCAAACCACCTCCAATCTTTTACCCGCTTTCAATTCTTCTGGTTCGGCGTGTCTAAATTGCTGTAACACTTGAATTGATTTCCCTGCATGTATCACTTTTCCCTTTTTTGAAAGAGGGGCAACCTCAATGCAAGGAATAGATGTTTGCAGAACAAGTAACACCTGCCAGAGCGAAAATGATGTGGATTTTTGATGAATACTTCCGCACTTAACAACCAAGTCTCCCACTTCATAAATCTTGTGCTGGCGGCGGTACTGCATAACTTCAGCTTCAAGATCAGTAATCGAAAAAAGTTCGAACTCAGGATCTTTGCTATCGAAATCAACCCACTGATTATTTCTATAGATAATTAAGTCACCAAAGTCATTAGCATAGTAATTACCGTTGATGTCGAAAAACTCTGTTTGAAACTCAGAATTAATTTGGTTATCTACAATTAGTTTTGCCTTGTCATATCCCTCAAGACGTTCAATCAGATTCATACCACCTCTCCCAAACTGATGACCACTTCTCCCGGCAAATCACTGTCTTTTAGGATCATTGTTCGGACTCCACGGCATCAACTTTTCGATACTCACTGCCCAGAATTTCAATAGCTACCGGCGCAGCCTTTAGTGATGTTTCGAACTTAAAATATTCACCCTTTTTCCAAGACAAGCCATAGCTAGAACCCCAAGGCAAAACATCTTCATCCAGAATGATCTTATTCAACTCATCATAGGTCATGGACTTTGGCTTCATAGCATCATATTCAGCCTTATGTTCTTTGGCAGAAGCACGAGGCAAAACAGTCAAATAACCACTTTTTTGCTTTGATGTTTTCCATTTTGTTTTATCAATTTCAGCTTTCGGGTCTGCTGACATATTAAGGAAACGAAGACCATTTTGAATGCTGTCATGTGTTTGATGCATCTCAAAACCATAGTGTTTACAGAGTCTTGTGACTTGTTCATAAAAGGCATTACGCTTATCCATAAAAGCATCAATTTTTGCTAAGGTTTCAGCATCTTCAATTTTGTAAAAACAAGTTTGTTTAGTCATTTTATTTCCCATCTCAAAACCCCATCGCAGCCAGACCAAACCCAATCAGCCCCAACAGCAGCCAACCCAAAAACAAATATTCGAGGTGTTCCATGTGATGTTTTTTCATGTGGACTCCTCTAAACTTGCTGAACTATCTAAATGATCTGACTCCCAATCTTTTAAAATTTCCTCATACAAGAAATTTTCCTGTTCAGAAGGGCTTAAAGCGTTCCATTCGCTCTCACTTATATAGTCTTTTAAATAAACACTATCTTCGCGAGCTGATGCTGCATAACCTATCGACAAATAAAGCCGAACTTTTTGTTCTTCAAAATTTTTAATCATTGGTTGGCTCCTGTGGTGCATCTGGTAAAGGCATCCAATGCGTTACATCCGCTTCTTCAAATTCATCTAAAGCCATTACGTTATAGATATTGAATATATTGCGAGGAGTCTGCGACATGCCGAGCACTAATATATTTGCGGGTGGTAGCTTATCGTTAACGCTGATCCATTCCGGCACCGCTTGGGCTTTGGCTGCTTGCCACTTCTTACGCTCATACAGTTCACCAAGTTTCATTGCCTTGGCAACAAGCAGTTCTAATTCTTCTTCCTGCTCATTATCGAAATAATGAGTTTCAGACAAATAATTTGATATCTGATCAATCTCACCGTCTAAAATCTCAGTATCGACATCAGTTACAATTGAATTATTTAGAATATCCATCACGCCACCTAATCTTTTATTAAAATAAATAACTGTGCTAAAAATCGGGTCTACTTTTTTATTAAAGTAGGTTTATGCGACTTTTAGGCCTTTACCCAACTCTGCTCTTAGTGACTGTGCATACACTTGAGCGAGTGAACATTTGATTTTGATTAGCCGCTGGACTTCTTCATCGTATTCAATCCAGATGGTTGTAATCCTTTCTTTAAGCGGTATTTGATTGATCAAAGTAACTTGCTGCTCTCTTTGATCCTCACCAAAAATTAAGTGGTCAGGGGTAGGAAGTAATACAAAATCCACCGCCCAACGCTTAAGCTTTGTCAGATTCATATAGCCATGCATTTGATAGTCATAACCGTTATCTCTGACTTTCTTCACGGCTTCACGCTCAAAAAAGGGATGTTGTATACCCGACCATGAACACTTTGTGTCGCGGCCATAACCCTTATTCCAAACTAATATGTCAGGTGTGCCTTCCAGATATTCATTGCTGAACGTTTTCTCATTCTTTTGCATGCCAATGAAGTTTTGAATCTGTACAGCGCGTATTGCGTTATCTTCAAGCGTTAGCCCTTTTTCGGTGTACTTGTTGCCTTGAAAGTCACAAAAGCCATAAATATCTTTTTTTACCCAGCGCTCTATAGCTGACTTAGCACCTTCAGACAATGTGTGTTCTTTAAGATGCTTAATTAAGGCCTTTTCTTCATCAGTGCGCTTAGTTTTACGCAATATTGCTTCTATTTCTGGAGTAACCAGAGCAGGATCTACCTGCTTTGGCTCCCCCATAATTTCATGTAGCGCATGAGGATGTACTTTCATATCAAGCCCCTGCCAGTTCTGCTTTTTGTGTTTCACTTAACACGTAGCCAGCTTCACCTGAGAGAACGAAAGCTTTATCCAGGTCACCAGACTGAATAGAGGTTATAAGTTGCTGGAACTCCTGTTGATCAAGGGTTGTTTCTGGTGCCTCAATTGATCCTACCGACTCGTTATGATCAATGTAATCAAAGTTATTGGTCTCCACGTCACGAACAATTGCCTGATCCGCAAGCTGTGCTGTCTGCATTTCAATTGAAAGTGGGGCCTGTTTTGATAGCAGCAGCTTGGTGACAGTCTTAAGAGCCATGGATTCAAAATTATCTTTCCAGACACCAGAACCATATTTGAATGACTGGCTGTATTTGCCCGCATGCTTTTTCACATCAGCAGTGCTCATGTAAAGCTCAGCAGTAAAGCCATTCAGTAGCTTAAAGAAGGCCACATAGCCAATAGCTTCACCTTGATTTGGAATAGTCCAGTCGAACTCATAGCCAAGCAGGGGATTTGCTGAAATCAATTGACCTTCAAATACTGGTGTTGCTGCAATACGTGCAAACTGACCTGAACGCTGTGCCAACTGAATAAAGCCTTTGTATCCCATCTGGAATTGAGCTTCTAAAGACTCAGACCACTTGCCTTGAGCATCTTTGAACTTGCGCTTATAAGGCACGATGTATGCAAAGCCAAGGTTATTGTTAATTGGCAGATCAAGCGTAGCCGCCATCATGGCTGCATTAATTACAGTTGCTGGTACTGCGCCTTTAAGTTGCGACTGGTTCGCCACCTGCATCACCGAAGCCAGGAAGCCTTGAGTTTTTTTACCAAGAACTTCTTCAAATTTTTGGCGGATTTTTGCATCTGACACATAAGCCTTGATGGACTTTGGGTCGTGTTCGGCAATTTGATTCTCTGCTTTTACCGGTGCATTCATATTCTTCTCCTAAAATGGCAAATCGCTTTCAGATGCATTTACGTAATGAACAATCACTTCTTCTTGCGTTACTTCTTCCACTAGCATCTTGAAATAAGCTAATGCCTCGGCAAGTGTGGTTTCATTTGCAGCAGCAGGGCGACGCACTAAAATATCGACTGCCTCAAGAAGCTTTCTTTTGTGTTGAACTTCCATCACACCATCTCCCAATCCTTCAAAACCCGCTCCAACCGCGCCAGAGTTTCAGTCAAATACACAAGTCTCAACTTCATTGAATAGTGCTCATTTAAGTCGAGCTGCATCTGCTCTGAGCCACGTCCGACATATCGCAAGTGAATCCAATTCGGACCTGTGGTAACTACGGTTTCGTCATTTGACATAGCTTTTAACTGCTCAACCGTGTTGCTGAGTTTCTGTTTAAGCCGCGCCAGTTCAATCGTTGTTGTGACGTTTGCGTTCATACCCGGCGCTCCTTCAAAATCCCTTCAACCAGCGCGTCATTAATGCGCTCAATCTCAAACTGGTCGATGTAGGCATTCACTTCTTCACCAAGCTGATCTTCAACTGCAATGATTTCCATTTCTTCAATTTCAGCCCCGACAGCCGAGTAACCCACGCCATTTCCATCGTCAAAAGTGGAGTACTTGAACTCGACCTTGATTTCGTATTCTTCATCTTCTGTTGCCAGTGTTGCAGGGCAGAAGTCTGAGCAACGTGAATCGATCTTCACAACATGGTATGAAGGAGAAACAATACTGATCTGTTCTTGTTGTTCGACTGCGATAAGCGTAGTTGCATCGGCGTAGTTGCAGCCTGTGATTAACGAGGCTGTAAGCAGGGTGATGAGTTTGGCGTTCATGCTTTTTCCTCCCCAAACTTAAACTTAGGTAAAGGAATTGGCTCATTGGCATGAAATGCGTCAATCATTTCTTGAGTGACAGAAATTTCTTCATCGTGATCGATTTCCCAAAAAGTGACATTCAGATATTTTTCAGCCCAAGCTTCTAAGAAGTTGTTTAATTCAGCTTTAGCTTCGCTACTAACATCATCCGAGCCTGTATTGTCATTAGAGAAATCGCCTGGATAGGTATCATCAATGCGCTGGTCATAATTTTCTAAAATCTCATCAGCATCCATAATGAATAGAGTAGGAGATGGTTTGCGCTTGATACCAGTAAGAAAGGTACTGCCAACCTCTAATGCGTCGTCATCAAGCATATCTGCCAAGGCCTCAGCAGGATTTTTATAGTCAGACCAATTATCTTCACCGCGATAGCTGAAAACTCGATCAGCATTCAACTTGCCTTCATCATTATTTGCATTCATAATTAATTCACTCACTGTAGGGTGGGTCGGGCCTCAAGTAGTTACAGCTACGTTGGGGCTTTTTGTTGTCTTGATGGTTATAATTTAGTATTTACTAAATAATTAGTCAATAGTATTTACTAAATTTATTTAGTTAAAAATTAGTATTTGCTGAATTTCATGTTTTAATAGACAAAAGAAAACCCACACGGGGTGGGTTGTTTGGAGTTTGTTATGAATAAGAATCAAGAATTAGAACGTGGCATCATTCCTGCCGGAACGCGCATTAAACTATATGAAGGCTCAATCACACTCTTGGAAGATGCTGTTGTAGACGCAAACCAAGAGTGGATTGATAAAGCAATTCAGGATCAGGAGGATTTTTATAATGGAGTGGATGTGGTTGGTGAAATGGCTAGTTCCCAACATTAGTAGCTTTTTGCAACCAATCAGCTACTTTTTCCGGCAAACCAACACATGACCAATCGGTTATATCAAGCTTTAAAACAAGTATAGAATCATCATTGTCGGCATAGGATTGCAAGGCTACTCTAATTTTAGAGGCTGCAAGAGTGGATTGAATAACATACTGCGATAAGGTGCATTTTACATACCTGTTATTTGAAACCTTTTGAATCCCCTCTGCAAATTTCTCATAATCTTTCTTTTTGTTTAAATCGTAAGTTACTGTATAGAAGCTCATATTACTCTCCACCCGATCCAAGAGCCGCTCGGGTATGCGGCATTTGTTTTCTGTTCTAGTTTTATGTATTTTAAAATATAGGTGAGGGGGTGTGATAAGCACCCCCTCGGGTTTATGCAAACCAAGTCAGGAATGCGAGTACCGTGTAAAGATTTATCTTTACTGATACTTTCAGACCTTTCTTGGTCCGCAACGTCAGAGAAAACATGGCATGTACCTTGTAATTCACTGGCGGGCGCCCACCAATATTTATATTGGTGTGTGTATTTATATAGCGCCATGCCGGGCGCTTGCCCTGAAGGTGTGGCCACACCAGAGGGGCGTTTCAGCTCAAGAAAGAGATTTATACCTTGACGTGCCTGCGCTTATTCTCCCTCTGGGACGGCTGGGCGATACCGATTTCACTCAAGATATAAAAGTGATTCCATCACCTTTAGCGGATTACTAGCCCGCAGTTCAGGATTAGTGGTCCTGAATTCCTAAACCGCATATAGCGGCCTTGATTCTTAAATCTTTCTTACTCTAGGTTTTGCGTGATAGACATATCTTACGCAATCAACCACTTGCCCCACAAAGTGACATTCTTCATCAAACTCAATAATATTTGGCTTAAAATCTGGATTTAATGCTTGAAGGTATCTTTTGCCGTTTGTCTCAATAACCAGTTTTTTAAACGTAGCATCTTCACCACGACGAACCACAATAATATCTCCAGACTGCATATCGCTATAATAAGTATCTGGATTTACAACAATATAGTCGCCTTCAATAAAATCTGGAAAATTACTTATCCCTTGAACTTGAAGAAAAAAGCAGTTTGAGCACTCATCTTCTGGTAATGGCAGCCACTGTGAAACTTCACTCATATCAACAGCAGCAACATTCGTAAAATTACCAGCTTGTACCCAGGATAAGACAGGAGCCATGCGTGCTTTAACTCGTGGCACATTAGCAAAGCTTTCTTCACCAAAGATATTTTTTGCAGGCTCTCTATCTAGCAAGCCAGATTCCCAGCCGACTTTCTTTTCCAGATTGCGTGCTGCGCGCTCGCCAAAACTCCCATGTCCTTTTACAAGTTGAGATATATGGCTGGGGTTCAAATCGTAATGCTCACAGAAAGCAGCATCTGAAGAAAACCCTTCTGATTTATTTTTGGCATCTATTGCCCGGCGTAAATTAGCGCGTCTTAAAGAAACAATATCCATAACAGTATTTCATCTATTTTTTAGTAAAAAGTAAATTCGTAAACACTAAATCTCTGTTGACTTCTTTAGTAATAAAAATTAGTATTTACTAAATATTACTAATGGGAGATTTAGAAATGTCTTCTGCCAATACAACTGAATTAAAAGCCTTCTTAGCCAACCTTTCTTTAAATGATCGAGAGGCCTTCGCAAAGCGCTGCCAGACCTCACTGGGTTACTTAAACCAGATCATGTATGGCAACAGCAAATGCAGCGCCTCTCTCGCAATCAAAATCGATAAAGAGAGTGATGGCGCAGTTAGCTGCGACCTGCTTTGTCCAGAAGCAGATTTTGATTACGTCCGCAACCAAGCATTAAGTGCATAGGTGAATTTATGAGTCTGGAAAAGAAATCTACACATGTCCGGTTGTCCCCTGAAATTCATGAACGGGCTAAAACTCTTGCTCTGATCAAAGGAAAAGAGCTTGCACAGTACCTGGCTTTTCTTCTTGAGAAGGAAATCGTTGGTGAGTGGCATGTTCTTAATTTACAAGCAAAATCATTTGAGCGCTTGGGATTAACGGCTTTGGTGAGGGACTTGAGTACCGAGGTGTGGGAACAAGAGGGATTTGATGGGAGTGAGCGGGATTTAGACAAAGAAAAAGCCTGATGTACTAGATCAGGCTTCTTCGGTATTCACTGATTAGGAAATCTTTATGAACAAATCAAATTTAGCACATGAGCCACCAATCCCACAAGGAGAAGTGGTTCATTTTCCTAGAAAAGAGCGACAAGCTATGTCGAAGAGAGAAGAGGGCTATACCAGAATGCCTCACGCTGTAATTGATGACCAGATCATGGCGCAGTTAAGTGACAAAGCATTCAAGTGCCTAATGTTCATCATGCGTCAAACTGTAGGTTTTGACCGTTCTTCACACACAATCGCAATTACTCAATTTCAAAAATACTGTGGCATTAAAAAACGCGACACAGTGATGGCTTGCATCAAGGATTTAGAAGACCAAGGCTTAATCAAAGTCGAGCGAAAAACTGGTTGTCTCAATAGTTATTTCTTTACCCCTGACCAGTACCGCCAAACGGGACCAGTCCCATCTAACGGTAGTACCCTTAAACGGGACGGGACTAGTACCACCAAACGGGACGGGACCAGTACCGTTGAACGGGACCCTATTAAAGAAACACTTAAAGAAAATATTAAAGAAACACACAACACAGAAATCCTCACTGAAAATTCAGTCGATGAAATTCTCAATCTCTGGAAACCAGACTTAAACCAACTCAACGTCTGGTTGCAGTGTTCAGGTGAAATGCCAATGACTGAAACACTGGTCAAGCAGCTACTCATTGAAATCAACGCTCATTACGAAACACAGCTAAAAGCTGGTTTGCTTACTAACAACCAGATGTATTCAAAATTTGTGAAGTGGGTAAAGCGCGAATTCAAGAAACCAGCACCTAAAACACAATCTTCTGTTCAAAAGAGCAATCTACGCAATGTAAACGATGCTTGGGGTGAAGTAGAGCAGTATGCACCTGTAGTCGATGATGTGGACACGGAGGGCATGCTATGAACGCAATGCATACTCAGTTTCAACAAACGATTCAGCTTTCTTCTGAATTCTGCTCAAAGCACAGCGAAGCAATGGTCACGATGTTTGGCCGGTCCGTTTGCAAATCATGTGCAGTTGAAGCTGTCACTAAAGCTCAAGATGAACATGCTCACTCTGTAAACCAGATGGTACGTGAAAAACACTTCGCCGGAGCCATGCTGCCTAAACGTCATGCTGAAAGTGGTTTTCTGAATTACCAGGTTAGCAACGACGGCCAGAAAACCGCAAAGCATCAGTGTGCCACTTTCGCTAAAGACTTCAATAAAGGGGTACAGCGTAATCTGATCATGGTGGGACGTACTGGTACAGGTAAAACCCATCTTGCGTGTGCTGTGGCCCGTAACGTTCTGGATAAACAGAAATATGCCCGTTACGTGACTTCCGAAGACATGGCAAACGAGATTGCGAATGCATGGAAGAAAACAGACGACAACGAAAGCAATGCAGTGTTCCGCTTTGCCGAATATGACTTGCTGATCCTGGATGAGTACGGCCTGAATGATCAGCACGAAAACCGCTTAAAGCTGGTCCATAAAGTTCTCTATGCACGTTATGACGAAGCAAAGCCGACGATGCTGATTTCTAACTGGACCATTAAGCAGCTTGAAGAAAACTTGGGTGATCGTTTGTGGTCCCGGTTTCAGCATGGCGGATTGACGGTAGTTCAGTGCAACTGGGCAGATGCGCGTATTGGAGGTGCTCTATGACCCACAAATCAACATGCCTCTGCTTCACATGCAGCAAGGCTAAGCGCAGAGCCAGTTCAAAACGTACTCCCAAGCCAAAGCAGTACGAGTACAAGAGTCTGGATATGAGCAAGATTGATCAGTACAGCGAGCAGCGGATTCGAGCGTTGTGGAGTATGGGAGGTGGGGTGTGAAGGAAGTATTCCAAATTATCGCTGTCTGTATTGCTGTTCTTTACACATACGACTTTGTGAAGGGCTTGATTAATAAAAACAAGAATCTTGATGCTGCAATTGAGTGGGTAAATCGTGGCTACTGTTTTGGTTTGGGGCTTCTGATTGTCTTTGTAGTGTTTGTTCTTTTAATCAAGCTATTTAGCAAGTAGGAGGTGCGGCATGAACACTACTCAATCACACAGCTACATGTTCGAAATGACGCTTGAAATCGTGTTGTTTATTACGTTCCGGACAAAGAAAACCTATGTGCAGGATGTTTTGGATGATGTGGTCTCAGGCGCAACAGGTAGAACGGTTCAGCGGTATTTGTCATCACTTGAGAAGCTTGGGTATATCCAGGGTGATGATAAGTGCCCACAAGGATTCTTACCAACAGAAAAAGCCAAACAGCTTTTTGGAGCAAATCCATGAAAAAGACAAAACAAAACCTGTATGCAGAGTGGGAAGTTATTTCAATGGCTGAGTGGCTTGAGGGTCTTGGTCGTAATCCTACAAATGGCGAGCTGATTGCAACGTACAAAGGCAATTTCTTCCCTCTTTATCTGAACCGCCAGGTGGATAAGAAACAGATCTGGACACTGACCATTCAAACCACATTGCAAGGTGATGATGGTTCTACTCATGAGTATGAAATGGAATGGGCCTTTAACAAGCCGATGAGCATGGATGAGGTATTAAACGGTGCCAAACACATCAGGCTTGAAGAAGGTGGAATTAAGAAGCGGTGGATTGGCGTAACTAAAAACTGGCTCAAGGATTTAGACGCTGAATTTGATGATTCATACAAAGCGGTTAAAGCGGTAGCGATTGCTCGTTGTACTGCAGTAGTTGAGCAGAGAAATCCAGCAGCGGTGCTACTAGGCAAGATGATCAGTTGGGGAGCCACCGCATGACTAAGCATGACAACGTGAGCCAAGAGGGAATTATTAAAGCGACTGAGTTTGTTAAAGAGCATGGTTGGAGTGAAGTTAAGAGGATTGTTGCTTGCTATCCAGATCATACGCATGTGACTGATGACGCGAGAATGTTTATTAACAAGAACACTTGTGCAGACAATATTCGGAGTCAACTCAACGAGGTTATACAGATTTGCGAACTAAAACGCCTTGTTGAGAGTCATGAGTTGGTTGAATTCTTTGGTTCTCTCGATGATGCAATCCAAATTTATGAATATTCAAAAGATATGGAAATTCTTTCATATGGCGGCCGAGAGATTCCGACTAAGCAACTAGGCCAAGCCATCGCAGACGTGGAGGCATGCCAATGAGATCAGTTGAGGATATGGCGCAGGAATGTTTGCTCAAACTCCTGCCGAGTTATACCGCCAATGAATTGAGCGAACCAGATCGAGAAGAGTTGGTCTACGTCTGTATTGAGTTAGCCAAAGAACTACAAACCGAACTCAACAAACTCAACCGAGGCGTACCAGATGCAATTCTCGAAGCTGAACGCCGGAAGTGTGAGCACTGCTGGAGTGATGCAACGGCAGACGGAACAGTGCGGAATTGTTTGAACTGTGGTCAGACAGAAGTGGGGGAAGGGTGATGGAGAGATTGTCGAATAAAGATTTCATAGCACTCGGTTTTAAGGAGTTTTCTTATCACACTGTTGGAAATTCAGTGAGCTATAACTTAGGTAGAAGGCGTTACCTATCGGCTGTGTGTATTGGTCAAGGCAACGAAGCTCTTTTCCTTTGCGAGAAATCAGAAGTTGGTAACTACTACACGGATTTAGTTTGCATACATAACCGCGACTATGACGGTCTCATCACTTTGGAGAAAGTTAAGGCTCTGATCGGGTGGTTTGGTGGTGCTGAAGAAGAGAAAGGAGATTGATCATGGATGAGAAATTTATCGCCCTTACTCAGGAGTGGCATACAAAAGGCTGGAATGCTCGTCAGAGTGAAATTGATGAGTTAAAAGCCCAGCTCAACAACATGGAGGCTTGTTATATCGAGAAGAAGAAGCAGGTTGAGGCTGTTTCTCACATGCTTGAAGAGGATTTGAAATATGTGGAGCAAGATAGACGAGGAAATTTTGATTTTCTTCAAATGGCAATGATTCGTTGCTTGGGTGATGCGATCAAAACCCTGCGAGGTGAGCATGAAACTAACTAAGCAACAACGTGCAGAACTCAAAATGAAGTTTGACGGTCACTGTGCTTATTGCGGTGAGCTTTTAGGTGATAAGTGGCATGCGGATCATATCGAAGCGGTTAAGCGTGATTTTGATATGAAGAAGTGTGAGAAAACAGGCTACATGATTCCTGTGTCTAATGGGGTTTTATTCAGACCTCAAAATGACACTTTAAAAAATATGAATCCATCTTGTGTGCCTTGCAACATAAATAAATCTTCAATGTCTTTGGAGTCGTGGCGTAGATCAATTGCTCATTATCGTGATGTTCAATTACTTCGTGATAGTACACACGCCCGTCACTTACATCGATTCGGCCTGATTGAGATCAAGCCTGACCCAGTGATGTTCTTTTTTGAGAAGCGAGGTGCCAATGACTAACCTCCGCATCACCACAGCACAGGCACGCAAAGCCGGACTAGGCCCTCGATTTGGTGTGAAGACCAAGTCGGGGAAGCGCAAGAAGAAGCCTAAATATGGCAATAAGCGCGTTACTAATCAGTTTGGTACTTTTGATTCGCTCAAAGAGTACCGTCACTTTCTAAAGCTCAAGATGCGCGAAGAAGCAGGGGAAATTCGTGACCTGCAACATCACGTCGTCTTTGAGTTGGCACCAAAGATTAAATATTCAGATGCAGAGCGCGCTACTCCAGCTTTGCGTTATGAAGCGGATTTTTCATATTGGATCGGTACTGACTACATCGTGGAGGATGTGAAGTCAGAAATTACTAGAGAGAACGCGGTCTACAAGATGAAGCGCCACCTGATGCTGGTAGTGCATGGAATCGAAGTGAAAGAGATTTAAATAAGGGGTGGGAAATGGATGGTTTTGAGTTTTTAGCATGGGTTTTAAGTGGCTTTCTAATCATAAGCTTAGTTTCTTCACTTGTGGTAGCTGTTGTGGCTTGGAAAGTCCGTAAAAGCAGCGAAAAGGAATTTAAAAGTCGCAAGAGTCGCAGATGGGAGGACAGATGATGAAAAGTGAAGATAAAGCCACAGTATTAATCATAGCGATATTCATGCTTGCAATGGTGTTGCTCGGAATGTTTGGGAAATAAGGGGAACGGGATGAATGCGGCAGTGAAAACACAAGTAATGGATTGGGCAAAATATACAATTGATGGCTGGCTGGAGCAGTTCGGGGCTTGGTGTGAGACTGAGCGCATGAGAGGAGGAGACTATCCCGATGGTTTACATATTAATCAGATTTACTGGCTGATGCGTGAAGCAGGTAAAGAAATGCCGAAGGGTAAGGCTTATATCCGTTGTGAGATTAGCGACTTTGAAGCGGATCAGGTGCAGGCGTTGTTGAGGAGTATCTTTCAATCCGAGTCAGTGGACTTCACAGCCAAGTATGCGGTGATGTGTCTGGTGAAGCATAAGGTGGAGAATCGCTCGCTAGGTGCGGTTGCGGCAATAACAAATCAATCTAAAGGGCAGGTGAATATCATGGTTGGTTGTGCTAGATTCTTTATTTTAGGGCGTTATAACTTTCTGAAAATGGAGTAAAAAATATGCAGAGAACCAAATCATTTGAGGCTTATGACGTAAAAACTCTAAGTGATAAAATTAATATGTGGCTGGATAGGCAAGCTGAAGAAAACACCAAAGTTGAAATTACCAGTATAATCAATGTAACAATTGAAGATGCAAGTGAGCATAAGAATAGTGATTACTCAGTGTCAGTGATCGTTTTATATAATGAGCCTTAATTATTGACCGTTTAAACGACAACTGATATATTCATGTTATAGTGACCGAAGTGTACGTTGAAACACTAAAGTTAATTAAGAAGCTCGCCAAATGGTGGGCTTTTTTTGTGCCTGAAATATACGCCATTAGCTCAATCGGATAGAGCATGGGTGTTCTATACCAATGGTTGTAGGTTCGAGTCCTACATGGCGTGCCAATGAGGAAAACACAATGAAGCGTGAAGGTCAGGATAGCTAGAGAGGTGTTTTGATGGATTTACGGAAATTAATAGTGAACATCCTGATTGTTCCATTGCTACCAATTGGAATACTGGTGGCTCTCTATCAGCGTTTAACGTGCAAGCATGACTACAAAAAGATCAAAACAATTCATGGTGATCAAATTATAGCAATGGGATGGACGCGCAGCGTTTGGGTATGCCAGAAGTGTAACCATGAATACTGGTCTGGTAACCTGCATAAGATGACAAAAAGATAAATTTAATCAAGCTAAGTGGTTGAAAACATTATCGTACGATAATTCAGGAGAAAAGGAATGCTCCGATACATACGCCAGATATTCTGCTTCCACCATTGGGAGTTCGAGAATGATGTGTTCAGGGTGAAGGAATGTAGGAAGTGTGGATTGATATTAAAGCATATATAATCAATAACTTATTATAAAAAACCTCTTTACTTCTTTGGTAATAACCTATAACTTTTAGTTATGCATATTGCTAAATGGAGTAATGAGATGCGTGATGTTAATGTAAGTGATGTGGTTAGGCTGCATTCTGGTGGACCTACAATGACTGTAGAAAGCATGAATGGTGACGACATTACCTGTGTGTGGTTTGTTGATGAAATAAGGCAAACAGCCTTATTTAAGCGAAGTAATTTGAGAAAAGTAACTGTAGGTCAGTTTAAAGCTGCTTCAGGACATAGGTATTAACAGAGCACTTCGGTGCTCTTTTTTGTTGTTTGAATTAAGCCCTCTTCGGAGGGTTTTTTATGAGGTAAATATGTCAGAACAATACCCTGGCGCAGAACCACTTGTGGATGATCGTCATGAGTTGTTCTGTCATGAATATTTAATTGATCTTAGTATCAAGAATGCAGCGGCACGAGCCGGATTTAGTGAAAGAAGTGCTCGTCAACATGGTTGGGTTGTTTTCAATCGTCCAGAAGTTAAAGAGCGGATTGCTTTTCTGCGTGAAGAGCGAAATCGAGAGCTTGGGTTAGATAGCTATTATGTATTGAAAAACCTTAAATCTATAGCTGAAAGATGCATGCAAGCCGAGGCGGTCGTGGATCGTGAAGGCTCGCCAATCGTTCAGGTAGATGAAGAGGGTAATCTGGCGGCTATCTATAAATTTGAACATTCGGGAGCGAATAAAGCTCTTGAGCTTATTGGCAAACACATAGGCATGTTTGTCGAACAGAAGAAAATTAGTGTTGAAGTTGATCTTATGTCAGAACTGATCGATGAGCTAAGCGAGGAGTAATTTAAGGAGTCGCAAATGGTAAAAATGACTTTTGCGGAACTTAAAGAAAAGCTTAAAGACAAGTTTTGGCGACTCAACCACCTTTACTACATTAAGGACAAAAACGGCAAGAAAGTTAAGTTCAAGATGACAAGGGAGCAGCTTGAATATTACGAAAATATGCACAGCCGTAATGTAATTTTAAAAGCCCGCCAGCTTGGTTTCACTACTGAAAAATGCATCATGCAGTTAGATACTGCAATTTTTGAAAATAAGCAATGTGCCATGATTGCTCACAAACTGAGTGATGCTCAACGCTTATTCCGAGAGAAGGTCAAATATGCCTATGAGCATTTACCGAAGCTGATCCAAAAAGCCAATCCGGTTGAGAAGATGACTACAGAAGAATTGGTTTTTACCAAAGGAGGCTCTGTATCAGTTTCAACCTCATTTCGTGGTGGAACACTTAAAAGTCTGCATGTTTCAGAGTTTGGAAAAATCTGTGCAAAGTTTCCAGACAAAGCTCGCGAGATTGTAACGGGTGCCTTTGAAGCCGTGCCTTTGGGTGGCGTAATTACGTTAGAGTCTACTGCTGAAGGTCGGGCAGGATATTTTTTTGATTACTGCCAAGAGGCTGAAAAACTACAACTGCAAGGAAGAACACTCAATGTTCTAGAGTGGAAGTTCTTTTTCTTCTCATGGTGGAAGAATGCAGAATACGCTATTCCTGCGACTGATCCATTACCAGACCGATTGACTGAGTATTTCAAAACGCTTCAATCAAAGCATGGCATTTCGACCACACCAGAACAGCAGGCATGGTACTGGTCTAAAGAGAAAACGCTTGGAGATGATATTAAGCGTGAGTACCCATCCATACCAGAAGAAGCATTTCAGCAATCAGTGGAAGGTGCATACTACGCCAAGCAATTTAAACAGCTTTATGCACAGCAGCGTATTGGTGAGTTACCTGATAACAGCCATCAGCCAGTCTATACATTTTGGGATATTGGTGTAGGTGACTCAACTGCAATCTGGTTTATGCGAAAAGTTGGTGAACAATTCCATTTCATTGACTATTACGAGAACTCAGGCGAAGGCTTGCGGCATTACATGACGATTCTGAAGCAGAAGGGCTACAACTATGATCCACGCGGACATTATGGCCCACATGACATGCAGAATAAAGAATTCGGCAGTGATGCAAAAAGCCGCTACGACTTGGCAAAGGAAGGTTATGAGATTGATGGTAAAACTTACTCTATCAACTTCAATATCGTACCTAGAAGTGGTGTAGATGATGGCATTGAAGCAGTCCGTGAAATTCTACCTTATTGTGCATTTGATGAATCAAAGTGCGAAGAAGGCATATCTCATTTAGAAAATTACCGCAAAGAGTGGGATGACAAGAAAGGCTGCTGGAAAGACAAGCCACTTCATGATCATACATCACATGGTGCCGATGCTTTTAGATACTTTGCTGTCAGTATGAGCAAGAAAAAGCGTGCACGAACAATCAACTTACGGACGACTTACTAATGTCAGTAGATACAAAACATAAAGACTATGCAGACATCGAGAAGCGCTGGAAAACGGTTGAAGATGTTTGTGCTGGGGCCTACGCAATGAAGCAGGGACGGGAAAACTATCTCCCTAAGCCGAATGCGAGCGATGATACGCTTGAAAACAATGCCCGGTATGATGCTTATTTAAACCGGGCTGTTTTTTTTGAAGTCACTAAAGATACGCTGCAAAAGCTGATTGGTATTGCATTTGCTGAAGATCCGGCATTTGATCCAGATGGCATGGATTTCTTGGCAAGTAATGCAGATGGATCAGGCAAATCCCTGTTTCAGCTGAATCAGACTGCACTAGAAGGATTGCTTAAAAAAGGCCGTGGCGGTTTCTTTGTGGACTATCCCAAGACTGAGGGCAGCACTTCACTGGCTGATGTGGAGAAGCTGGGTATTCGTCCAACGGTAATTTACTACAAGGCTGAAAATATACTGAACTGGCGTGTAAAACGTGTTGGTTCGCTCTATAAAACGTCTTTAGTGGTTTTAGCTGAGAAAGATACTGTTGTTGATCCGCTGAATGAATTTAATCTTAAAGAGATCAAGGTTTACCGCGTACTGCGTCTGGACGAGAACAATGAATATTGTGTGCAGACTTATTCAGATCGTACAGGTAATCTGGCAGCAGACACCGACCCTTATTATCCTACTCAAGCCAATAAACAGCGGTGGAATGAAATTCCGTTTCAACCGCTCGGTTCATTCTCGAATGATTGGGCAATGGATAATATTCCGCTTGAATCTTTAGCGCTGATGAACATTGCTCATTATCACAACTCTGCGGAGTATGAGAACAGTGTGTTTCATGCAGGGCAGGTTCAGCCGGTCATGACCGAACTGGATTCTGAATGGCGAGACTGGTTGCAAGAAAAAGGGGTTCGACTGGGTTCAGGCAATGTTTTGATGTTGCCTGTAGGTGGGAAGTTTGATTTCGTTCAGCCTGATGAGCGCACCTTGGCCAAGTCAGCCATGGAAGCCAAAGAGAAATATATGGCCTCATTGGGTGCCAAGCTGCTTGAGGAAAACCAGGTGGTGAAGACTGCAACTCAATCAAACAATGAAGCCCTGTCACAGTACAGTGTTCTATCACTTTGTGTGGCCAACCTGAACGAAGCTGCTGAAAATGTATTGCGCTGGTGTGCCATGTACTTTGGTGCAGGTGATAAAGCCAAGTTCAGCATCAAACAGGACTTTGCACGCGGCAAGCTCAGCACAGAAGATCTGAAGTTCTACTTTGAACAGGTGCTGCAAGGCAAAATGAGTATGCGGACATTCCATGAACTGCAAACTACCGGGAAAGTACCAGAAGTCGATTTTGATGAAGAGCAGCTTCGAATTGAGCAGGAAAATGAAGGTAAAGCCGCTCTGCCAGTTGAGTAATCGTTATGAATCAACAAGTGTCTATGCTGGATGCTCTCACCCAGCATCAGGCTTATTTGCAGCGAGCCAGTACACAAGCTGTAAATGAAGTTCTCAAGCCATTTAACGGCAATTCAAACCGAATGCTATCTGAGCTGCGAGACCTGCTTGATGAGCTGTCAGAGAGTGAGAAAAGCGCTTTAGCTGGTGGTCAATATACAACGCCGGCATTGCGTGAGATTCGGGACCTGATTGGTGACTGGTTTAGTGCATTAAATGCTGCGTTGCCTGAAGTCTTTACGGCATCTGCTGTAGCCTTGGCAGTTTATGAGGCTCAGTACATTTATAAGTTGATGGATGAAACAACACCGGAAATAGACGGTGAAAAGCTGCTTAAAGCTGCCAAGAAAATACCGTTTGCAGGTGGAAATCTGTTGGACCAGATGTTCTCAAAGATCAGTAATGATGTACGTGCCAGAGTGGAGTACACCATTCGTGATGGCATTGCTCAGGGTCAGACCAATCAGCAGATCATACAGCGCATTAAAGGCCGTAAGGCTGTGGATTATCAGGACGGTATTTTAAACCAGTCCAGACAGTCCATTGATGCGATTGTACGGACCGCGAGAAGTCATATTTCCAATACGTCTTATAGCGAGATGTGGAAGGATTTAGGATTTGAGCATGTGAAATTTGTAGCCACTTTAGACGGACGTACCTCTAAAACCTGTGCCAGTCTGGATTCTAGTGTCTATCCGGCTGATGGTTCATATCCCAGACCACCACTGCATCCACGCTGTCGTAGTTCAATTGTAGGCTGTAATGCTGATGGCGAGACAATAGGAAAACGGCCTTTTATTGCTGATGACCGACCTGTAAAAGATATTCCAAAAGATGAGCGGACCGGAAAGATCGGGCAGGTTGATTCTAATACTTCCTATGCAAAATGGTTCAGCAATCAATCTGCTAACTTTCAAAAAGAATGGCTTGGACCTAAGCGATATGAACTCTATAAGCAGGGTAAGTATTCAATAGACAAGTTTGTTGATCCACAAGGCAAGCCGTACACATTGGCAGAGCTTGAAGCACTGGATCAGACAACATTTAAGGAGTTGGGACTGTGAAATACCGTAAAAAACCTGTTGTGATTGAAGCGTGGCAAAATAGTGATGAAAATGAGTTCCCAATATGGGTTGATAATGCAGATGTTGGGCGTGAGCCGGGCGGGGTAATTCTTATCAACACATTAGAGGGTGTGATGAAAGCCATGCCGGGTGACTACATTATTAAAGGCGTTCAGGGTGAAGTCTATCCATGCAAGCCAGACATATTTTTAGCAACTTATGAAGAAGCTGAATAATTAACCCAAATCAAAACCTAGACCCAAACGGGTCTTTTTTTATGCCCGCAGTTTGTGACTGCACAACGCTCGGAGAGCACAATGCTGAAGTATCAATTAGAAAACCTCGATGGTGTCGAGGAATCTGTCAAACAACTCTACGAAGAAAAAGACGGTAAATACGTCCTGAAAATCGAAGGTATTCCAGAACCAGAAGACCTTGAGGGTCTAAAGCGGAAAAACCAAGAATTCATGGAAGAGGCTAAAGTTGCCAAGCGAAAAGCTAAAGAACTTGAAGAGCAAGCCCGTCAAAAGGAAGAAGAAAATGCCCGCAAAAACGGCAATATCGAAGCGTTAGAAAAGTCTTGGCAGGAAAAACTAACAAAACGTGAAGCTGAGCTGCTAGAGCAGAGCAAAGCACTCGAATCTCAGGTCTACCAGCTTACGGTAGGTCAGACTGCTTCAACACTTGCAAATGAGCTGGCCGTGTCAGGTTGTTCAAGTGTGCTGCTTCCACATATTACAGGCCGTTTGCAGGTTGAAACTGTAGATGGTCAAGTCAAAGTTCGGGTGCTTGATGCGCAGGGCAAACCAAGTGCTGCAACGATTGACGATCTTAAAAAAGAATTTCGTGACAATCCGGCATTTAAGCCGTTGATTGCTGCGTCTCATGCATCAGGTGGTGGGGCTAATGGTGCTAATTCTGGCGGTGGTGCTGCCAAGAAACCAAGTGAAATGTCTTTAGCTGAACGCGCTGAGTGGCAAGCTCGTGATCCGGCTGGATTTGAGCAAGCTCGTGCGAATGGCGATTTTAATAATTATTAGGAGTAACTTATGGCTACATTAGCCCAAGTATTTAACCGCGCAGTTCTGCTGTCATACATTGCGCCAGACCCGATGAAAGTATCACCATTGGTTCAATCTGGTGCTTTTGCCAGTGATGGTCGATTGCGCCCACTATTGACCAGCGGTGCCAAGACTTTTGAAGTGCCATATATCAATGGTATCGATGGCAACCTGGAACCAAACTACAGCAATACTATTGTGACCGACCTTGCAGAAGGTCGTGAAATTGATGCTGGCTCAATGACTGGCCGTATTGCATTCCTGAACGAAGGTTTTCTTGAATCAAATCTCGGACAGTACCTTTCTCAGATCAATTCGCTTGAGCTCATTGGTGGCCTTATCAATGGATATTGGCAGGAGGCTGGTGAAAATCGTGCACGTGCCACAGTAATTGGTTTGCGTAATTACGATCAGGCCAACGGTAAATCATTAACTGTTGATATTTCTAAGACCTCATCTGCTAACGAAGCTTCTGGTTTTAGTGTTGATGCATTCATTGATGCTGAATCAACCATGTCGCGCAATCGTCGTGGTAATGGCGTGATCTTTGTTCACCCTCTGATTGCGGCAAAAATGCGGAAGCAGAATTTGGTAGAGAAGGTGACTAACAGTGCCAATTTGCCGCCAGTTGATGTTTATAACGGGCGTACCGTAATTGAAACAGATTTCGGCACCAAGATCGGCAGCGGTGTTAATGCTCAGTTTGTTTCGATTCTTGCCAGTACTGCAGCATTCTCTTATGACGCAGTTCCGGGGCCAAAAGATATGACCCTTGATGAATCACAGGCAACCGGTAACGGTGGTGGTCATGACCGCCTATGGACTCGTCGCAATATGCTGATTCATCCACAAGGATTTAGCTTTGTTGCCCCAGAAAACACTTTAACCGGTGGTACGAAGAATGAGGCACTATCTGCTTCATGGGGTGACCTCCAGAAAGCTGAAAACTGGGCAATGGTCAGCGGTGCTTCATCTGTTCCATTCCGTTTCCTAATCACCAATTTGTAAGGAGTAGGACATGCTTCCTAAAGACTTAGTAAAACCGGCTATCAACTACACGTACCCATCGGAACGCGCCTACATTGATGAGTCGGGTAGCACTTTAGCCAATGGTAAGGTTTTTGATGAAACCAAGTCTGGTAAAGATTACGGCATTAAAGACCCGGCAGTAACTGAACCGATTACTGGTACAAAAAGTGAAACTGGTAATGGCTCTGGAACCCCATAAGGAATAACTCATGAACTACGTCACTGTTGATACCGTCACTGAAAAGCTTGGGCCTTTATGGTGGGGCGATGGTGACGCAGCGCAAGCTGTTATTCGAGCAAATGCCTGGCTGAGTGCTAGGCCTTTGCGTACTTTTGAACAAGATTTAATACCAGATAATGTAATGCTGGCCGGTGCTTATTTAGCAAAACTGGCAGCAAATGGACAGCTATATGCTAACCGAACCGAAGGGCTTGTTGCCTCAAAACGTGTGAAGGCCGACACAGTAGAGTCAGAAAAGACTTATGTGGCAGGTCATGAGCAGGGCAGATTAGGGGATATGGATTTTATTGAAGATCTTCTTTTTCCTTATCTGAACAAAGGTTTTGCATTTAGTGCACCAGTCATTAAGTGAGGTGCCTATGGGCCTACGTGATGAAATCCAAGCTGATATTGCCGAAGCTTTTAATACAGACTTGGCTGATGCAATAACTCCTTTCACCTGTGCACGAATAACAAAGGGTAATTGGGACCCGGTAGAAGAAACTTACGATGAAACCCGATTTGAATACTCAGGTCGGTGTGTGGCTGGCTCATACAATCAGCAGGAGATAATCACTCTAGGTGTACTCGCCACAGATAAAAAGGCCACGCTTCTGCAGAATGAAGTCACAGCAGAGCCATTAGTTGATGATGAATGGCAGTTAACTGATGGTAAATACCGGGTGATGCATAAGAAGCAAGATCCGGCAGGCGTATCGTGGACTATCCAGCTGAGGAAGGTGTAATGGCCTGGAAAAACAAACCGAGTAACTTTTCATTCAACGTGAAAGCGGATGCCGAGAAGTTAATCAAAAATATTGCGGCTGATGTAGCTCAAGGCGTAGTTATGGCAACGCCAGTCGATACGGGTACTGCACGTAATAACTGGATAATTTCAGATAAACCGGATTATTCAGTGAATGAGGTCTCGGATAAGTCAGGACAGGGTGCACTTCAAAAAGCATTTGTCTTTATTTCCCAAAATGCAAAGCTTGGCTCGGTGGTCTATATCCAGAATAACTTGCCATACATTGAACGGCTTGAAGATGGTTATTCTCAGCAGGCACCAAGCGGTATGGTGAGCACAACAATGGCAGCAGTCAGACAGAAGTATGGTGGCTAGTATGGCAATGACACTTGAAGAAGCCCGACAAGTTATAACATCACGGCTCACCACATTTACAGGTATTACTCAAGACCGGATTCAATATCCTAACTCGCCTAACTTCACGGTTCCGACTACTGGTCTTTGGTGCCGCGTTACCATTAACTATGGCCCGAGCTTCATTTCAGGTTTAGGCAACGGCCTGTGTTATCGGGATGTTGGACAGATTGCAATTCAGTGCTTTGGCCGAAAGAATACTGGTGAGAAAGCGCTGACACAGCTTGCCGATTACTGGCGTGATCATCTTCGTGAACTGGCCGTAAGTCATCTGGAAATCCCTCTAGTTCATGCGCCTAGACGTTCGGAAGATAATGATTTTGTGCAATACTTGGTATTGGCTGACTTCAGAGTTAATTAATATGAATAAGTACACCGAAATGCTTCACGAAATCGAAGCGAAAAAGCAGGAATTAGAGCATCGAATTGCAGCAGTAGTTCAAGCCGAAGTATCTAAGTGGCAACAAGAAAATAACTTGCCAATTTGCAGTGTATATATTGATTTAGTGAATACCACTTCGATGGGTGGTCCCAAACAGTATGAAGTTTCAAAGGCTTTGGTTGATATAGACTTTAAGCCATAACAAATATGCACCTTCGGGTGCTTTTTTATTATCCACCGCCTTACATGGCGGTTTTTTTATGCCAAAAGGAAACTTAAATGAGTACTCAAGTTTTTAAGCGTGGCGATACTTTTAATCTGAACCTGCTGTTGACAGATACGGATGAGAATCTAGCGTTACCACTCAATGACCCTCAGCGTGCAGTAGATTTAACTGGCTATACATTCACATCTAAAGCTAAACGAAATGAAGATGGGGCGGATGTTGCCACATTTACATGTACTGTTCTGAGCCAGACCACGCAAAAAGGTTGGCTAAACATCAAGTCTGCCGCTGATACCAAAATGTGGCCTTTAGGTCTCGTCAAAATGGATATTAAAGGTGTCAAGGATGGTGTAACACAGCACAGTGAGACACTGACATTTCAGGTTATCGATGGAGTAACGGACTAATGCCAAATCTTATTTTTAAATATAATTGGGATCATCGGCCTATTCCCATCAATACAGGCCAAGGGCGCTTACAGTTCTCTTTACCTTTTGCATCCGGTAGTCTCAGTCTTGCGCCAAACTTTTCTCAAGTTCAAGGCACTGCTGTAGTAGCTCAAGGTGGGACAGGGGCAGGCACAGCAGAAGATGCAAGAAAAAACCTTGGTGCTGCCGCCAGCGGTGCTAATAGTGATATTGCTGAAATCAAGGGCCTTACCACTGCATTAAGCGTAGAGCAGGGAGGAACCGGAGGAAAAACGGCTTCTGGGGCTCGTACCGGCTTAGGTCTGGGAACAGCCGCTGTTGCGAATGTTGGTACAGGAAGAAATATTGTAAATCCTGTAGTACCCGGCGAGCCTTCTTATATTAATGATTTTGATACTTTAAGGAACTACAGATGTGGATTTTTTAATGGTAATGGTAGTAATTCCTTTAATTTTCCAACATCTGAAAAGAATATGTCCTTCGGTAGTATTATTCATGCATCGAGAGGTGCGAATGTTGGTGGTCTGATATTTTTCGCAAATGATAGCCTGCAACCAAGGGCTATCATTTATTACCTGGGATCAAGTGGAATAAAACAGGAAGCAAAAGTGTGGTTATCATCGAATACCACGGTTGATGCAAATGGCTACATTAAAGCAGCCTCACCAATCTGCAACCTTTATGTAGATCATATTGAATTAAATGACGAAGCAAAGCTTCAAGAAATTATTTTCGAAAAAGTGGATGTGGGTAATTACCTTGTCCGTGGTTCACTTGGATTTGCACAAGAAGGCTGGTATATCGAAATGCCGAAAGATGCAAATGGCAATGTCTTGGTCGCAGTCAAATATCAGCAACTTGAAAGTGGGGATATTCAGGTTAAAACCTTTGCTAAAAAGTTTGATGAAGAAACTGGCGATATTGTTCCGAATTTGCTTAAGCCACGTGATATTCCTGAGGGGCGCTTTATTAGCTTGCGCTTACAAGGTTTGCCAGAGCCGGAATTTATAGATGATCCTGAGATAATGCAATCAGATCTAACAAGTATTGATGCCGCTACAGCAGAAGATTCATCCACCCAATCACCTGACGAACAGCCCGCTAAATAAGCGGGTTTTTTAATGCCTAAAATTTGGAGAACAATATGAGTTCAGGCGCAAAAATTAAACTCTATGCCTGTGAAGAAACAGTGCTAGGGCAAACCCCGGCAAGCCCGGTCTGGAATACTATTCGCAGGGTATCTGATACTTTATCTGAGAATGTAACCTCTGAACAGAGCAATGAAATTGTTGATACACGGTTCCGTTCAGGTGCAGTGGCTACAGAAGCAGAAGTTACTGGCACACTGGAATTTGAACTATCACTCGGCACATTCGACATGTTCTTCAGTGCACTGGCCTGTAATAACTGGGCAGCTAATGTACTAAACTTTGGCGGCAATGTGCGTAAATCATTTACGTTCGTTAAAGTATTTGAAGATGTTGGCCAAGTCTTCATTTATCGTGGAGTTCAGATTAATACAGGTGAATTGACTATCGGTACGACCGGAAAAATTACTGGTAATTTTGGGCTGGTGGGCAATTCCTTCACTCGTCAAACTGTTAATCCTGTAACGGCTCCTGTAGCTGCTTCTTCCCGTCCATTGGTCAGCGCAACCAACCTTATTAATTTACTGGTAAATAACCAGTCAATTCAGGGTGTCGCTTGCCTGCAATCCCTCACTATTAACTTCAACAATAATCTTGAAGCTGTGCGGTGTATTGGTTCTGGCAAGCTCACTCCTGAGAAGTATGTTGAAAAGGTTATGGATATTGAAGTATCTGGTTCCTTCATGTTCTCAAGTGTTTCTGCTGCCTATATCGACAACATTAAATCACGGGCAAAAATGACGTTGGCCTTTGAAATTAATGATAGCCAGAACAGTAAATATACTTTCAACTTTCCACAGCTGGAAGTTATGGAAGCAGGGCACCCGGATGGTGGACTTGAGGACCTGATTACACAAGACATCAGTTTTGCTCACGTAAAAGTATCACCCACGATTACTCGTGCACTTATCTAATTGTGGCCCTTCGGGGCCTTTCTTTTTTGGGATAGAACCATGGCTTTAAAAGTCGCAATTACTCAAAACAAAGAAGTATCAGCATGGCGTGAATTCCAGGGCGCTGAATTTAAAATACGTGGCATTGCTCATAAAGCATTTCAGGTCGCCGAAGAACGTGCCCGGAATCAGGTTGTATCTAAAGGATACGATGTTTACTCAGCCGATAATGAAGATAAGCTTTACCATGAGCTATTAATTCAAGCTGCCGCTGCCCATCTGATTGAGGACTGGAAAGGTGTTGAATTTATCGAAAATGGCAAAGCGATTGAACCACCCTATACGCCAGAAAATGCATTCAAATTGCTTAACCTTGGTGATATTGGCCTAGCTATTTATTCGTTTGTTAAAACGGAATCAGAAAAACTCCAAAAAGAGGCCGATGGATTTCGTGATGAAGTCGTGGGAAAGTCACCGAGCTCTACCAGTACCTCAACCGATACGCCGGACTCAGCGAACACGAAATAAAGCAAAGGGAAGCATTGGGAATTAAGCAGCCTGATCCACCCATGTACTCCTACGTAGCAAATGCCTTGCTTGAAGCGTACAACACGATTGCTCGGTCACGTCGGTATGAGCAAGGCACGCCACTTTCCCTCAGTATTGCTGATTTAAATGCTTACTGCGAACAGTATGAGTTACCGGTAGAGCGATACATCTTCAATGCTGCGATCTTTGCTATCGATAATATTTACCTGGATGAAGCGTTTAAAGCTCAAGAAAAAAGAAGTCGAGAGTTGAAGAAGAAGCGTTAAATCACTCAACCGACTTGACCTAGCCCTGAATTGTAATGATTTGGGGCTTTTAAATTTGCGAACAAAAAAATTTAGGTATTTTTACCTGTTTCAAAATGAGCCCTACAGAAATGTGGGGCTTTTTTATTGCCCATTTCTTAGAACCAATGTATTCACCACAAATATGTACGCTCAGGTGAATACAGCCTTTCAATTGAGCGTAATGGAGAAACCCATGTCGAATCTTATGTCTACGAAAGAAATTGTAGTGGTTGAGGAAAATGAAATTTTAACCACTTCATTGCATATTGCGGATGGTTCAAAAGCAAATCATAAGGCAGTCATGCAATTAATTAAGACACATATTCACCACTTTAATAAATTTGGAAGGGTGGCATTTGAAATGCGACCCTTTGAAACAAGTGGTGGAGCACAACTTCGAAGGATAGCTTTATTAAATGAACAGCAAGCCACTTTTTTAATGACACTAATGCGAAACACTGAAAGGGTAGTTGAGTTTAAGTGTGCTTTGGTGCAAGCATTTTTTGAAACTAAGGAATTTATTCGCTCTCAAGATCAAAGCTACAACAATATTCATAACAAACTATCTCTACAGCTTGATTTGGAGAAGGCGGATGCTAGTCTTGCTGGAAGTATTTTGGGTAGTTATCGCAAGAAAAGGGATTTATTAAAGGCAGCAATCACAGAAGTTGAGAGGTTAATGCAGCCTTGTTTATTTGATTAATAGTAAATACGCCACCTCCGGGTGGCTTTTCTTTTCTCTACTGGAGCATATAATGGCCCAGTCAAACTTTAATCAGAACTAACATGAAAATAAAAATACTGCTCACTTTAATCCTGTCTTTAACACTTACGGCATGCCAGAGAGAACCTGGACAAGCTGCTGCTGAGTCTTCAGAAGATCCAGCTGTGATAAATCAATTTGAACTGGCCGATAAGAAAATTAGCGATTTTTTAGACCAGCTAGATGATACAAATACAAGCCATGAACAGCGCACCCGGATTATCTGTGAAGATTATCCAGCTGTGTATAAAAATGAATATATGCCAGCTTTACTGAAGCTTTCTCCAAATGAATATACGGAGTCAAAGTTACTTCAGGATATGAAGATTGCATTGGACTATTACATACAGAAAGATAAGGTGAAGTGCTGATTTAACTTATTGTAGAAAATTTCGCTTGAATATTAATAAACCACTTATCTTATTTTTCTTAATTAATTCAAAAAAATAAATATATTAGAAGTTCAAAAAATAAAGGTATTCAAAATGAAAAGAATAATTCTTGGGATAGTTTTAGGCTTTACTTTGGTAGAGGGAGCTTTTGCTGAGTGCACTTATAGTATGAATGGAGTTATCAATGAGGCTGGGGCTTCAGGATTTCCATCAATTGTAGGACAGAAGGCTTCTTATACGTTTCAAGCTACCTCAGGTCAGATTAATTACCGAGCAAGGAATCCAAATTTTGATCCAAAAGCTTCAGTTCTAAGTGGTTATGCTAGTTTACCTGAAAATGGAACTAGTGCATTTGAGTTTAAGTCCCAAGTGATCTCATACGATCTACCTGGTACCGAAAATACAATGCAAGCATATACTTTACTTGGGGTAGATGAATCTGACAAAGTGCATTCTCTCAGTATTACTTACTCAAATAACACATCAATCCAGAATTATAAAAGAACACTTCTTATTATGCAGTACGGACCTTCATCTACCGGACAGGGAGTTGAAATAAAACATATTGATGTAAAACCTTACTCAGATACCGCGATACAGAACTTAGGCGTATATTTAAATCAGAATACAAGTAAATATGGCTTAATCATTAATAATGTTGATGAAGGTTATGTGGGAACTTTTAGTAAAAAAATCAGAAAAGTTGTATTTCAGTACGAAGGTTCCATTGCCAATGTTCCTACGACTTCAACAAATATAGGTAAGCCTCTTTCAATGGAGCTGATCACAGATCATGCAAGAATGGTTTCCAATTTCCCTTCAGGTGCTAAAGATATTTGTGGTAATACCATTTGATTTGAATCATTTGGTATTAGCTCTTCAAAGAGCCTGCTTTATTAAATTTAAAAGCACCCTAGGGTGCTTTTATTTTGATAAAAAGAACTATCCTTTAGGGTGATTTTTAATGGATTGAAAAATTATCTCGTAACGAAAAAATTTTTCAAATCCGTTTCAATATTTGCAAAACATATTTTAAATTTCTTAACGGAAAAGACGATTTATTGATATGATAAATCTTATACCAATATTGGTAAGAGCAAATCCTTTTTATGGATTTCCTAAGAGTTAATATGAGTACATTGAATTTTAAAATTGACATGCTTGAATGGGCTGCAAACAATATTGGGTTGCGCTTAGACGAGGTTGTCTCTAGAATTTCTGAAGCAGAACGTACTCAAAAAAAACTACTTGAAGGTAAATTTTCTATAAAGCAAGCTGAGGATTTTGCTGAAATAACAAAAGTACCTTTTGGAACATTATTTTTACAGCAGCCTCCACAGAAAATCTACAGACCAAGTATTCCAGATCTTCGTCAAAAGCCTGATCCTTTACCATTAAGTGATCTTTTTTATGAGGTTTTAGAAGATATCCAAAACAAGCAAGCTTGGTATATTGAATATTTAAAAGATAATGGTGCAGAAGAACTAGAGTTTGTTGGTAAATTTAGCAATATGATGAATGCAAATGCAGATACCATAGCTAATGATATTCGTAAAACCTTAGGGCTTCCTTTAAACCTAAGAGCAAAAACTAATCGGGAAAACTACCTTAAACTTCTTATACAAAAGTGTGAGGATGCTGGAATATTAGTTTTTAAAAATAGTATTGTAAAAAACTCTACTAAAAAACAACTAGATAGTAATGAATTTCGAGGTTTTGTATTAATAGATAAGCTTGCTCCTGCAATATTTTTAAATGGTCAGGATATGCCATCTGGAATTATCTTTACATTAGCTCATGAGCTAGCTCATATTTGGCTTGGCGAATCTGGTGTAGATGATTTAGATATTTATGGAAATAATCCGAATGAGGTATTCTGTAATAAGATCGCCGCATCAGTCTTGATATCCTATAAGGAGTTCACTGATGCGTGGAAAAAATTTGATAAACAGCTTATTGAAATAGCTAACCATTTTTATGTTAGTAAATTAATGGTTGCTAGGTTAGCTCTAACATATGGATGTATTGATGAGAAAGATTATAGAGTTATTCATACCCAAGAAATAGATTATTATCAAAATCAACCTAAGAAAGATGGAAATCCGAGTTTTATGAATTTGGTCCCTGGAAGAAATAGTTATTTATTAACCAAAACAATAGTTAATCAAGCTATTTCAGGCAATGTCTTGCTTAGAGATGCTAGTCGTCTATTAAACGCCAGTCCGCATACCATCTTAAAACTGGGCGGGCTTTGAATTATGCAAGAGAAATTTCTGCTGGATTCAAATATTTTTATACAATCCCATAACTTACATTATCATCCTTCATTTTGTGATGGGTTCTGGGACTGGATATCAGTAGGGTATAGTGCTGGGATATTTTTTAGTATAGATAAAGTTTGGGATGAATTGGTTCCTAAAAGCCGAGAAGATGATGAACTGGCTGTCTTACTTAAAAGTGGAAAAATTCCTAAAACATTCTTTATGCCAAGTTTAACAGATGGCTTAATTGTTCAATCCTATCAAAGACTAATGGATTGGGCAGATAAAACGACTAGATATCAACCAAAAGCAATAAAAATCTTCCAAGATCATAAATATGCAGATGCTTTCCTCATTGCAACAGCAATGGCGCATAATTATACAATTGTTACTCAAGAAACTTCTGGAGCGGTAAATAGTATAAAAATACCAGATGCAGCAAAAGAAAATGGTGTCAAATGTATGAATATTCAACAGCTACTTAGAAAGCATGCTGAAGATAATTTTCAACTAAAATTATAACCACCTTCGGGTGGCTTTTTATTATTTGAAATAACAATATTATATTGTATATATTTAATACAAAACAAACTAAGGGGTTCTTATGCCAGAATGGCTGGAGTTTAGATTGATTAAGATTAATGCAGCCTATAAAGAATTTCCGAAACTTATATCTTTATCATTATTTTATTTAGTTTTGGTGATTCTGGCCTTAATTTTATATATACCTATCTTGAAATGGGCACATGGTTTTAATTATAACGGGAACTATCCACTTCAAAATTTAATTGCAGAAAATGCCAATTGGCTAGTTTGGGGACGGTTTATTCTCCCATTAGCCCTCGCTTTATATTTTTACTGCGATATTTCAGATCGTCATGACGAAAAGTATTTGAAGAAATATGGACAATTGCCAAAATGGGTAAGATAAAACAAGACCACTCTCCGGAGTGGTTTTTTTATGTGACATCCTAAATGCCTTTTGTTAAATTAAGTAAGTTATATAACAAATGGTATGGAAGAATGAAAAAAATTGCACTTATAGGTTTAGTGGGGATTGGATTGGTTGGGTGTGCTACCACTCCTCAGCAGCCAGTAACACCAGCCAAATTTGAAAAGATTTACCAATTGGATAACTTAAAACAGCCTCAGATTTATGATGGAGCAAGACAATGGTTTGCTGTTGCGTTTCGCTCTGCAAATGCAGTGATTCAATATGAAGACAAAGCTACAGGCACTATTATTGGTAAGGGTAACATGCAATACCGTTGTGCTGGCTTTGCTGATTGCATGACTGTGACCGGAGGAGATCGGGTAGATTTCACTGTTAGGGTGGATACAAAAGATGGTCGCATGCGCGTCGGTTATGACAATCTCACTCACTATAAGCCAGCTCAGGTGATTAGTGGAGTTCGATACAATGAAACGAACCGCCCTATTACTGAAAACTACCCATCTGCCAAAGTGACAATTGATGAATTAAATAAATTTTCTGATGAAATGGCTGAAAAAATCAGAACTCAACAAACAATTAATAGTAATTGGTAATATGTAAACCGCCCGAGTGGCGGTTTCTTTTTGAGCTAATAAAAAGTATCCTCATAAAAAATGGGGGTATTTATGAAAAAGATAATTTTACTGGCTTTGTTTCTATTTCCTGTTCTCGTTATGGCGAAAGGAGGAGCATATAGCAACACTGAGTGGGGAATGAGTCCGGAACAGGTAGTTGCAGTTGAGAAGGACCGAGCAGAATTAATTGAGCCAAAAAAATATAGTAATGGTTGGGGCAAGGTTGAGATAAAAAATATCAGGGTGGGGGGGAACGACTATTTAGTAACTTTCATTTTTGATGATGCTAATCATTTAACTCAAACTACCTTGTCAAGTATTGAGAAAAAGAATGCGGGAATTATAAGTTTGCAATATGACGAATTAAGCAAGTTATTAACTCAGAAATATGGTGCGCCCCAATTCAGAAGCTTGGATACAGTTACATGGAAAACCGATAAAACAACCATTGAGCTTAGTAAAGTGATAATCCGAAGTATATCTTTTGCACAGGTATTTGTGAGGTATATGCCAAACAGCAGAGTAAACAATGATACCTCCAACCTTTAAATACATGATTTAGATATTTAAACCTTTAGCTCGCACTGTGCGGGCTTTTTTATTACCTAAAGGAAAGTGAGATGACTCAAGAATCCCGCTTAGTGGTCACTATCGACTCCAAAAATGCTGAAAGAAATGCTCGAAATCTGGCAATTGAATTAGAAAATATCGAGAAGAAAGGTGATTTTGCCACCAAGTCTATGGATTCTATGTCGGTAGCTACGCGTCAACTTGCTGGTTATATGGCCGGTCTTGTAACTGTAGGGGCTGCTGTAGCAAAAATAGATGCTTGGACAGGTTTACAGAACCGACTCAAACTAGTTACTAACTCTCAGACTGAATTAAACAAAGCAATGAGCGACACATTTGAGATTGCTCAGAAAACACGCCAGTCATGGGATGCAGCGGCACAGGTTTACCAAGGCTTTGCGAATAATGCCAAGACCTTGGGTTTAAATATGCAAGAAACTGCACGTCTAACCGAAACAGTTTCCAAGGCAGTTGCAATCAGTGGGGCAAGTGCAGCAAGTGCTGAGGCTGCCTTAGTCCAGTTTAACCAGGCTTTAGCATCTGGCACCTTGCGTGGTGAAGAGCTTAACTCTGTCATGGAGCAAACACCGGGTCTGGCTAGAGCAATTGCACAGGGCATGGGCATTACAATAGGACAGCTTCGCACTGTTGCAGCAGAAGGCAAAATTACATCTGAAGTACTTGTTAAGGCCTTAAATAACTCGCAGCAGGCAGTAGATGATTTATTTGCCAAGACTGATGCTACTATTGGGCAATCACTGACTATGCTTAGCAATGAACTTACTAAGTTTGTTGGAGAGGCAGGCAAAAGCTCAGGGGCAGCAAATGCCTTATCTGGCTCAATTCAGTTCTTGGCTAATAATTTTAGCTTGATAGCGGATGGCGCCATGATTGCCGGTATTGGTTACCTTGGGACAGCGATTGCTGCTAAATCTGCGATTGTTCAGAAAGATATTGCGGCCACTTTGGGAAGCATTGCAGCATCCAAAGAGAAAGCCTTGGCTGAGGCAGCAGAAGCAGCAGCGCAAGTTCGTTCAACACAAGCTCAGGTCGCAAACACTCAATCCACACTTGCAGCGATTGCAGCAGAAAAGGCATTAGAAGTAGAGAGCTTAAAGGCACAGATCAATAATATTGGGCGTGCCAAATCCGTAACCCGAATGGCTGAGCTCAAGAAAATTGAGGCACAAGTCACAAAAGAACTTGCAGCAGCTGAAACAGCTTTAGCAGCAGCTCAAGCACGTAATGCAGCTGCACAGACTGCATCCGTTGGAATGATGGGCGCCATGGCTGGTGCTGGGCGTACTTTACTCGGAGTTTTAGGTGGGCCAGTAGGTATAGGGCTTACTGTTGCCTCGCTTGTTGCGACTTACCTACTGTTTCGTGACAATGGGGAAGAAGCTAACAAGATGCTTGAGCGGCAGGCTAAATATGCCGAAGTGACCGCTGAAGAGTTTCGTAAGCTTAATAAGCTAAAACAGGAAAGTCTTACCGATCAGGCTCAGAAAGATTTAGCAGACTACAACAAAGAACTGGATGTTAATGCAAACCAGTTTAATGCGGTGGTCCGTCAGATGATCGCTTATGCTCAGCAGCATAGTGCTTCTGCTCAAACCATTGCAGAGTTGCGAGAAGTTGAAAGGGGCCTTAGAGAGGAAACACTGTCTCTTGATGAGGCTATGAAAATCCTTTCAAAGAATGATGGCTTGCCTAAAAACCTTAAGGATAAAGTGCTTGAAGCTGCGGAAGCTTATTTTAAAACTGAGCAGAATGTATTTAAGGCCGAGAAAATTGTTAAAACCTTTGGCGGCACTGCTGTTGTCACAGGGAATAACGCTCAGACTCTAGCTTCAAGAACTCGTGAATTAGGTAATGAAGCTGAAGGCGCATCTGGAAAAGTTAAGACTCTTGATGACAAGGTAAAAGAGTTAAACAAGTCTTTAGCAGATCGTGCTTGGGATGCGGTATTTAAACAGACACTAATGAATAAGTACGGCATGTCCATAGAGCAAGCTGAGGACCGTTTAAAGATATATCGTGAAAATGAAAAGAAAGATGTAATTGGCCTTACTCTTCTGCAAAAAAATCAGCTTAAAATCACAGAAGCAGCCGAAGCTAATCTTCAGCGCAGTATTGATAAACGCAGAGAAGAAACTAAAGAGCTTGAGAAACAAACCAAACTCACCGAAAAGCAGCTAAAGAATGGTCAGCGGCTCATTGGTATTTCAGGTAACTCTGGTATTGGTACAGGTGCTCATCTGGATGTTCGTTATGGCGGTTCTCGTGATGGAGAGAAGGTGTCTAAAGCGCACTTAGCAAGATTGCAGGCAGGAGGAAAGTCACTTTCATCTTACAGAGTCACTTCTGATTACGGACAAAGAAAGGCCCCAACTAAAGGGGCTTCTTCTTTTCATAAAGGTATTGATTTTGCCATGCCAGTAGGCACGCCAATCACCACAAGTGTTGCCGTAAAAGATGTAAAAACTGCTTATGATGCTAAAGGAGGCGGTTACTACAGCACAGTAACTTTTGAGGATGGCGTAGTACTGAAGCTGCTTCATCAGGCACCTTCTGTCATGTCTAAAGTTAAAGGTGGCTCAAGTGATGGCACGCTTAAATCCAATCAGGATTTAGAGCGGCAGGCTGAACAACAGGCTAAAACACAATTGCAGTTGCAGATGGCAGTAGCGACTGAAAGAAAACGGATTGAAACTCAGCTTCAGGAGGATATTAAGGAAATCAATAAAGCTGGTTTTTCACCTGAGGAAACCAAGCGACTTATTGCTGAATATCAAGCTCGTGCAGACAATGATATTGCCATTGCTGAATATGCTTTAAGAACAAAGCTGGATGACTATAAGGGCTTCCAGAAATCTGAAGAAGATCTTTTAAAAGACAGCTTTGATCAGAGAAAGTTTTATGCAGCACGTGATATTGAGCTAACCAAGCAGCAGCGAAATGAAGCTGTTCAGTTGCTTGAAAAGCAATATCAACAGGAAGCCGGATTACTTGAATTGGCAAGACGAAAGCGGTTATTTCAGGCTGAGCAATTCATGATGGGTGAAATGGAAAGAATCCAAAGGCGCTATCAGCTTGAACGTGAAGAAATAATAAAAACTGCCAATCTTGATGTGGAGGAACGTAGACGAAGATTTGATGCAGCGACTTACAGTCAAAAAAGAGAGGAAGATGATCTATTTCTACAAACAAGCTTGTCATATAACCAAGCCATTGGAATAAACACTAGCCCAGACGAAGCAATGATGAGTCGTCAAACTGCCATTGATAATATGTATCAAAGTGGCTTTATTAAACAACAGGAATATGAAAAACAATCTTTGGCATCAATGCAGCAGTATGAAAGAGATAAGCAAAACCTTGCATTGAGTTCGCTTGATGCACTTTTAGCAGCTACTTCATCGACATGGTCTGGTATGACTCAACTTGTCAGAGAAAATGCAGGAGAACAATCTGGCGCTTACAAGGCCATGTTCCTTATGCAGCAAGCATTTGCTCTTTCTTCTGCTACTATTAATGCATTGATGGCTTACAACCAAGTGCTAGCCAGTCCTTGGACATTTGATCCAATTAGCAAGCAAACAGCCGCAACCATTACACTTGCTATGGGAATGGCTAATGTGGGAATGATCGCGGGCCAGACTCTTGCTGGCTTCTCTTCTGGAGGCTATACCGGCCCCGGTGGAAAATACGAACCAGCCGGAATCGTCCATAAGGGAGAAGGCGTTCTATCTCAGGAAGATATGGCTGCAATCGGAGGTCCGACTGGTTTCATGCAGTTGCGCCAAGCTATTAAAGGACGTGGTTTTTCTGAAGGAGGGTTGGTTTCCTCTTATCGCAGTACAGACCAGATGCTAGCTGTACAGCGTGAGACTCGTCAAACAAATCTAGTATCGAGTAGTAGTTTGCCGGCACCACAGATTATCGTCGAGATTGAAAACTACGGATCTTCCAAAGATTACGAGGTTGAGCAGTTAGATGAAAATCGTGTACGGATTATTGCCCGGGACGAAGCGCGTAAGACAGTCAAGGATGATCTGGCAAATCCTAACTCTCAAATTAGTCGCTCTATTTCTAAAAATACGACGGCTCGGCGGAATCGTTAAAATAGAGGCCTCCTTCGGGAGGTTTTTTTACGCCTGAAGGAAACTATAGGTATGTACAAACTCAAACTTAATCCTGAGCAAAGTGGATATGCCGTTACGCTTGGGGATGATGTTGTGCGTCAGCAGCTTAATGGTGGCCGTGGTCGTTACTACATAGATGTAAAGCGGAACACGGACACCGTTCTTGCGAGCTGGGCACTTGATAAAGCTGAATACAACAAGATGATGGCTTTCTGGCGCGTTTACCAAAGCGAACCAGCACCATTTCTGACTGACCTCATCATTGATAATGCTGCTCTGGCGGAATACCAGGTGAACTTTATCCCGCAGACTTTCACTGTAAATGAGATCAGCGGTAATTTACATCGCATTTCTGCTCAGCTGGAAGTAGTAAAGCGTGATAACAGTCTGACTACTGATAGGGCAGCTATTGCTGATTGGGTGATGTAATGGAGGCTGACTATGCAAAGTTCTTTCTAAATCGAAAAGCAGGTATTTACCAGCTGGAATGTATTGAGCTGTATCACCCATCTTTTCTGAATACTTACCGGGTAGTTCGCAATGATGATCGTGGGGTATATGTGCAGCATTCACCAAATGGCGGGCAGATCTTTTACGAATACATGCCAGTCAGTATTGAACGCTCAGGCATGCTGGGTGATCTGGACCAGACTCTAAAAATCTCAATCTCTGGTTTAGGCACTTTACTCCCAGATGAGTTTGAACGAGTCCGGGAAGGGCAGTATGCAACAGTCAAGCCGACTGTAAATTTCAGGATTTACAGCTCAACTGATCTCACCAAGCCAATGTATTACTTATACAACCTTCAACTGGCAGGTGTTGCGATGGATCATGAGGCTGTCACGTTTCAGGCTGAATCACCACGACTCAACAATACCAAGACAGGCGATATCTACTCACTGGACCGGTTCTCGGCACTACGAGGTGCAATATGAAAAGTCATGATCATTTGCTATCAAAGCGATATGACCCGGAATCTTATAATTGTGTTCACTTTGTCTGTGAAGCTGGTAAAGATCTTTACGGGATTGATCGCTCCGAGGCTTTAGAACTTTTTATGAGACCCATTCGAGATAAAAAGTTTCTACCGTCCCGGATCAAACTCCTGAATCCGCTACCCATTGGTAAAGAAGGCTGCATCGTCGCCTTTCATCACAGAGATAAACACCAGAGCCCCCATGTGGGGCTTTTTCGTATGGGCCGTATTTTACATATTCAGGAATGTGGTGTGTCCTGGATGCCGATTCATGTAGTACAGGCTTTTGGCTTCAACCGTGTGAGTTACTATGATTAAAGTTATTTATAAAGAAGATGCTCTGGCTAAAGAGAACAAGGTTGAACATGCGAATAGTATCGGGCAGTGGTTGACTCAAAATTATGATCACATGCCGGATCATTTGCATATTTTTTATCATACCAGCAACATGGATTCTGCCGAGATTTCAGTTGCTAATGAGGTCACTCCCAAGACTGCTGCCGAGCTTGCAGAGCTTGATCTACTCGTCACTGGCACCTTTATTGTTATTGAAAATCCAAAGGGCATTGAAATTGGTGCTGCTGTATGGGCTGTGATCATTTCGCTGACTGTAAGTGTCGCAGTCGCTTTATTAATGCCTGTACCTACCGTCCCGCAGACCAACCAGAACAATAACCAGTCTTCATCTGCTAATAATGAATTGGCCAACCGGGAGAATAAAACCCGAATTAATGGCCGTATTCCAGATATCTATGGGCGGATCTGGTCTACCCCTGATCTGATTGCTGTGCCTTATACAACTTATGAAAACAACGTTGAAGTTGAGAACATTGTTGGCGTTATTGGGCGCGGACACTACGATATTAAAAGTGCATGGGATGGAGATACCCGGATTGTGGACATCGCCGGGGCATCAGTAGAAGTGTTCCGTCCAGGTGTAGATATCGTATCAGGACAACCTTATTTTTCTGTTGGCTCCGAAATCACAACCTTACCGCTCGCTGTTCAAAAGCAGACCTCTGTAAATGGCCAGATTATGCGCCCAGCAGATACACAATCTCTGACTGGCACCAGCTATATTGCTTTTGGTTATCCGAATGAGCTACTTCGAGCTTCAGGAAATACGACTGATTTAACCGCCAAGTTTGTGAGTAATGATCGGATAAAGCTCACCAATGCCCGATTTACGGATTCTAAGGGGGGTACCCGTATTCTTGATGGTGAATATAAGGTTTTATCTGTAGCTGATGACCGGATTACCTTATCTGATCCTGCTGCTGTCAATACTGACTGGCTCTCACTAAAGGATATGCCTAACCAGAAGAGTCCTAATCTGTCTCCAACTATTGAATCATTAGGCGAGAAGTGGATTGGGCCATTCGTTCTGGACAATAAGGAACGAAACCGTATTCTTGCCAACTTTGTTGCTTCAAATGGTCTTTACACGGTTCAAAGTGATGGCAGGCAAAGTGCAGCACAAGTCACTCTTGAAGTTGAGGTCACACCGCTTGATGAATTCGACAATGAAATCGGATTTCCGCAAACTCAGCAGATTGTATTAAAGGGCTCGTCAAAGTCCCGGCAGACTGTAGGTGCGACTCTGGATATGACGACATTCCAAGGACGCTGTAAGGTACGAGCCAGACGTGTCAATGCATCAGGAGTTGGATCTAGTGTAGTAGATGAGGTGAAGTGGCAAGCCCTCTATGGTGCGTATCCCATGCAAGAAACTGTATACCAGCATGAAACAGTCTTTCGGGCCCGAACTTATGCGACTACTGGAGCTTTATCTGTCAAAGAACGTAAGATCAATTTTGATCTTGAACGAATGCTTCCAACTTATAAAAACGGGGCGATGACTAACGCGCTATTTCCAACATCCAGTTTCGCTGATGCATTGGTGGCAATGGCTTTGGATGAAAAGATTGGTCGCCGGACCATTGATGAGATTGACCTGGATAACATCTACCAGACCTATCAGGACATTGTAGATTACTTCGGCACACCGTTGGCTGGTGAGTTTTGTACCACTTTTGACGATACCAATACTTCATTTGAAGAACTGGTTCAGATGTTGTGTGATGCCGTATTCTGCACTGGGTACCGCCAGAATAATAAGCTGCGATTGTATTTTGAGAAGCCAACCAATAACTCTGTTCTGCTTTTTAACTTCAGGAATAAGATCCCGGATTCAGAAAAGCGCGAGATTAACTTCGGTATCGTGGATGATTATGACGGACTTGTTTATGAATGGACTGATCCAGTTGATGACAGCCGGGTGAACATCTATTTACCTGATCGTGGAGCTAAAAATCCTAAGGAGGTGAAATCAGTTGGAGTCCGCAATCGATGGCAGGCGCATTTCAACGCATGGCGTCTATGGAATAAGCTAAAGTTTCAGCATACCAGTATTACGTTTGATGCTTGTGCTGAATCTGAATTACTTGTATTGCGAGACCGGATTCTGGTTGCAGACAATCGTAAACAGGAACAGCAGAGCGGGGAGATAGAACAACAGAATGGCTTAATTCTTAAGTTATCCCATGAAGTTAAACTATCTGCGGGCAAGGCATATGCAATCTATCTGCAAATGGGTAATGGTTCTGTAGACCTCATTCCCGTTAAACCTGTAGATGTCCGGCATGTACAACTTGAACGTTTACCACTGTATCCGTTAAATCTCGAAAACAATGACTTCATCAGGACAGTATATACAGTAGTTTCAGATGAAGGCTCGAGCTCACTACCGTTTCTGCTTGCAGAGAAAAGCCCTGTAGATAAGTATGCTAATACCTTAACTGCTGTCAATTATGATGAACGCTATTATCTGAATGATAGAGATTTTGGTGATATTCCTGTTGATGAGTCTCCTTTAGTTATCCGCTACGATCAGCTAGACATTAATCTTGCACAGCTCTGGAAGATGCAACGGGGTGAATTGCCAACTAGTGGTGAAATTACTTTTGAGATTTCACCTGGAGTATTGGTGGCAAGTTCAAGCAGTTACCGGCCTGATATTACCCAGTACTACAAATTCAATAGCAGCTATGCAGAAGAGACAGTTGTATTTATAGGTACACCTGAAATTCCAGCAATCGATACTGGCATCTTTCCCCCTGAACTTACAGTAAATCTGGTCATCAAAGGAAATGCTGTAGGGCGAGGAGGTGATGGAGGTGTGCCCCATACAGCATATTATTCGCCCGACTCACCACCGGCCTATATTCAGCGAAGGGATGGTTTTAAAGGTGCACCTGGCTTAAATAATCAGCACACTAAATTAAAACTTATTATTGATGGCGGAACACTGGCTCGCGGAGGTTCAGGTGGTGGTGCCGGTACTGCACATAAAAGTTATAGTGGGGGTAGCAGTGCCAGACAAGGTACTCCAGGCGGTGGGGGTGCTCCATATGGTCGTGTTTTGTCGGGAATAGTACCTGATGCTGAATATGTAACTTCAGATGGAAATGAAGAATATATCTTTTGGTTCTCAAGACTGCATGTGTATAAACAGGTTAATGCGACTAAGACTATGCCGGGTCAAGGTTATTTTTACTATGATAGTTTTTATAATCTCAACTCTTCAAAGTCTGGTAATGGTGGTGGCTGGGGGAAAGTGGGTACCGTTGAAGATAGAAGTACAATGTCTTCACTGTGGCGGCCACTGGTTTCAGAATTAGGTAAACCCGGAGCTGGCGGCCCCGCTATAACAGGAATTACACCACTTTCGATTGAACTCAAAAATGGTGGTCAAATACTACAAACCATTTAACAAACATATCCCGCTCCGGCGGGTTTTTTATTGCCAAAAATAAGGGGGGTGTATGCCTGACGGTTCATACAATAACAGTTTGGAGAAGAAAGTAGATTCTATCCAGCTGGATATCAGAATCATCCTGGAGCATGTGGCAAGACAGACCTTCATCAATGAGGCAAACAAAGCCAACTTTGAAGAAATTAGAGAGGATCTGGACAAGCTTTGCTCCAAAGTAAGCACGATTGAAAACAAATCATCAGCAGCTGAAGGCGGCATTACAGTGATCAAAATCGCTATCACATTGCTGTCTGGAGTATTCATAGGTGTATGCACATGGGTGGGCTCTTCAATCATCCAGACCACACAAGAAAACTCACTACTTAAAGAAAAGATTGCTCGACTTGAAGCAGACGTGGCAACACTGAGGGATTATCCAAGATGAAATTAATAGAAGATGTAAAACACTGGTATAAATTCTGGTCCATCCAATTAAGCGCTTTAGGCGCTTTTTTATTGTCTACATGGCTTGCCTTTGGCAATGATATAACTGCATGGTGGATGATTCATGGCGCTGAATATTTCCCATTCTTGGCACCACAAACTATCAAGTGGATTGGATTAATCCTTGTGATATTAGGTCAGTTCGCACGTTTAGTTAAGCAGCCGCAGCTTTCAGGAGAGAATAAAAATGTTTGAAGCATCTATTTTAAAGCTCCAAAAAGCTGTAGGCGTACATGCTGACGGTATCATTGGCCGAGGCACTTTATCGGCGCTGTTCCGTAAACTTGGGGCCAGCAATGCTCGTGCTGAAGAGTTAGCACTGGCTGCAAATGTTCATATGCGGACATACGGCATCCTGGACAATGCACTTCGCTTTATTCATTTCATGGCACAGCTTACGCATGAGTCTGGCAACTTTCGCTATATGGAAGAAATCGCCTCAGGTAAAGCCTATGAAGGCCGAAAGGACTTGGGAAATATCCATGCAGGGGATGGGGTGCGATATAAAGGCCGTGGACCAATTCAATTGACTGGCCGTGCAAACTATCGACGGTACGGGCAACAACTCGGTATTGATCTGGAAAATAATCCTGAGATTGTTGCATTACCAAGTGTGGGTCTGATGGTTGCCTGCAAGTTCTGGTCTGATAACGGCTTGAATGCCTTAGCTGATAAGGATGATGTAGTTGCCGTAACTCGTAGGATCAATGGTGGCACCAATGGCCTTGAAGATCGTAAGAAACATTTGGCACTATTGCGGAACTGGATATGAAGTTGGTATTGCTGACTTCCTTCTTTCTCTCCGGCTGCACAGCACACTCAATCTCTAATCATGTTAGCGTGACAGTGTGCGTGCAGTGTTTAAGATGAATTAAGTTGTTTTTATTATCGGAGGGATTATTCCTTTTTCTATTGCTGAAGAAATAAAATGAAATTGTGGGGCATTTTGTTTAGCTTCATGAATTTTTTGTTTTGATCCCAGCATGTTAAATACAGTCTTACCTACAAAATATACACCAGATAAGGTGCCTCCGCTTAATATCATATCACCAACCGTAGCGCCAATTTCCCACAATTCTGGCTTGTGGCTTTGAATATCGGTGATTAATGGTTTTAGTAAATACTGTGGAAATCTGGCTGCAAATACATTTTGATAGTCAATTATGGCTTTTTCAAATTGGATAATCTCATACTGACGAGCCAACTCTCGTTGATCTTTATCGTCAAAGGCAGAAATAGTTCTAAAAAGTTTGTACTTAGCATAATAAAGATTATCTAGCTGCTCAATATGATCCTCTCTAAACCTTCTTAACATATCTATAGGCACATAGGTGCTTGGATATGGTAAGCACTTAGCAATCTCGATCCTAATGGTGTGTTTTTCTATTAATTCTTCAGAATTAAGTATATTAAAACTATCTGCAACATTATTATAAATTAACCAATCTGAATTTTCATATTGATTCCTGATGCTTTGACAGGCAATTAAAGATTCTAAAGCAAGTCTTTGCATTTCAGAAGAATGCACTCTGGGTGGTGGAGCATTCGAGAAAAATTCAACTACTCCATTACTAACAAAGTCTTCAATAATTTGGTTAGTAAAGTGAAACATTGGTATTTGAGTAATTACTATATTATCCCAATAAAGACCATAAAACATGAGATCAGCTTGCGTTAGGTCTTTAGCTACAGGGCCATTTTCATTATGTACTCCACCTAAGCCTGAAAGTATTAATCCTTTAGTTATTCTCTTTTTCTTAAATTTTATTATTTCACCCATAAATAAACCTATTATAAAATCAATCTAAGATACTGTAGTATTAACCTCAAAAAAGTCCAGCTGCTCTTGTTCCGAAAACCACGGATTATACCTTAACGCCCATCCTGGACTTTTACTGTATGGCCTGGCTCGTTTAATCATTTGCTCAATATAATATTGCTCCCAAGATTTCAT